GGCCTGACGGCACCACGCTGTACTTTCGCAACACCGAAAACAATGAGGCCATCGAACTGGCCGAACTGAACGGCTGGCATTACGTGTTCGTGCCGGGTGGCGCGGCCATGCCAGAGCAGCATGCCGACATCGGATGGCAGACGGTGACGCTGACGGATGCCGAGAAGGAACAGATCAAGGCTGTCAGTCGCCCGTGCCAGTTGATCGCCGAGGAAATGCAGCGCCGCATCCGGGCCGTGTATTCGGTCGAGGACGAGCAGTATTTCGCCCGCATCGGGGTGGGTGCTGCGCTGGGAGTCTATGCCTTTCAGCCTGGTGAGCAAGATGCACTGCTGGCATTTGGCGCCCATGTTGAGGCTGTGCGCCAATGGGGGCGGGACGAACGGGCGAAGCTGGGTCTATGAAACAGATCCTGATCGCCATCGACCAGCTTGCCAACACCGTCATTGGCGGGTGGGCAGACGAGACGTTGAGCAGCCGTGCATGGCGCGAGGAACGGCGCGTTTTGATCGCCGTCATCGACGGGCTGTTCTTCTGGGAGGAAAACCACTGCGAGGCCAGCTACATCAGCGAGCGTGAGCGCATGCAGCTTCCACCGGAGTTTCGCGCCTAGCCGTCGAATCGCTTGGCACGTCCGCATAATTGAGCAATTCTCAATGGGGGCATCATGGCCGGATTCAAACTCAACCGATTTTCCGGGCTGCGACCACGCATCCCTGAGTCGCTGTTGGGCGACAGTGATGCCACCGTCGCTCAGAACTGCGACTTTGCCTATGGCGAACTGCGCAACACCAAAGGCGGGTGGGCCTACCTCTCGCTGACCAACACACCGGCTGGCCTCTACACCGACGACGGCCTGACGTTCTTCTCATGGACGGCAGACGTGAATGCCGTTCGCTCGCCGCTGGCCAATGACACGTTCAACCGGATGTACTACACCGGCGACAACGGATTCAAGGTAGCCAACCGGCTGGGCACGCGCATCAATGGCGGGGCGCCTTCCTCGTCCTACCTCGTCGGCGTGCCGCGCCCGACCGTTGCCCCCGTGTTGTCGGCCTTGCCGCCTACGCCGGTCAATGCCTCGAACGCGAACATCACGTTCCGCTTCCACTGGGAGTACGGCGGGATCAAGTATCAGGAGCAGGCCATCACCCCCACGGCGCAGGGTGACGCCACGTACCGCTTCACGCCGCCCGCCATTGCGGCCAGCACACCGGCCACGGCCTTCCCAGTGCTGCGCATGACCGCCACGTGGAAAAGCGACAGTTCGCAAATCTTCGATCTCTACACCGGCAACTCGTCATTCAACGGCGCGGCCAGCGGCTTGTACAGCCTGGACATGACCAAGGACGCGGGCGACACGACGACCACCTACACGGTGACGCTGGCTATGTCGGTCAAGGAGTCCGACAAGGAGACGCGGGCCTACGTCTATACCTACGTGAACACCTACGGCGAGGAAGGGCCGCCCAGCCCTCCTGGGCTTGTGACGACTTCGCCGATCATCGGCGTGTCGGTCAATGCCGTGAAGGATGCCATCACCGGCTACGCGCCGATCAAGGAAATCCGCATCTACCGCACCCCCACGGGTTCGACCATTGCCGACTACTTCTATGTCGGGACGCTGGGCGTGCTCTCCGGCTCCGGCACCTTCATCTTCACGGACAACGTGAAGGGCGAGATGCTCAACGAGTCGCTGTCATCGACCGAGTATTACCCGCCCAACCAGGCGCTGACCGGGTTGATGCAGTTGCCCAACGGCATCCTGTGCGCGTGGCTGGGCAACGAACTGCACTTCTCCGAAGCCTACAAGCCGTGGGCGTGGCCACCGAAGTACGTCAAGACGCTGCCGACCAACATCGTCGGCGGCATCGTGCATGGCTCCGGCGCCGTGGTGACGACCCGTTCCCACCCGCATCTGGTGTCTGGCGTCTCGCCGGATTCCATGACCGTGAGCAAGATCAACGTCGATCAGGCCGGCTCCAGCAAGTGGGCCATTGCCGTGGTCGACGGCGTGGTGATGTACGCCAGCAACGACGGGCTGGTGGCGCTGACCGGCGCATCGGCCAGTCTGATGCAGGGGCAGAAGTTCTTTACCCGCGAAGTCTGGCGGCAACGCTACGGCGCGGGCCTGTCCTCGATGCGCTTTGCTGTGTGGGACGGACGGCTGGTGGTGTTCTCGTCATCGGGCGCCTTCACGCCGTTCATGATCCGTTTCGACGAAGCAGACGGCACCATGACCGATCTGCCGACCTTCGCCGCGCAGTGCGCTTTCGTCAGTCCGCTGTCAGACCAGTTCTACTACGCCAGCGGCAACACGCTGCACCAGTTCAACGGCGGTACGGACATTGCGGCCACGTGGCAATCTGCCGAGCGCGTGCTACCGCGCCCGCTGAACTTCGGCGTGGCGCAAGCACTGGTGGAGGGCAACTGGTCGCTGGAGCTGTGGGCCTACGTGAAGAACCCGACCACGGGCGCCTTCGAGTACCAGTTGAAGCACACCGAGGCGCTGGCCGGAGGCCTCAAGAACTTCCGCCTGCCCGGTGGGTACGAGTCCGACCGCTACCGCATCAAGATCGCGGGCGCCGGTCGATTCCGTGAATTGCGCGTGGCGCAGACCTTCCGCGAGCTATCCACCCTATGAGCACAACACAGACAAATCGTGGCGTTCCTGGCATCCCATTGGGGGCAATGGATGCCGTGCAGGACGAGAATGCCAGAATTGTTCTTCAGGCAATCGTAGATGGATTGAATGTCCGCAATGGAGCAACCGGCGCAGGTGACATGGCTTTTGTCACACGAGGCGAACTTGCCGGAAGTCAGTCCGCGCTGTCGATGGGCCTCTCGCGCCAGATCGACGACTACACGACACAGGTTCGCAAAATCACGCCGGGGATGATTAGCCAGGTCATCAACGATCTGCAAGCCCAGATCATGGAGTCCAAGCTGTTCAAGGATCTCGGCGAGCGAGTGAATTTGATCGACAAACCTGGCGGCATCTTCGACCGTCTTGAGGCGGCTGAACTGGTGCTGGTGCAGGAAACGAACCAGCGCATCGAGGGAGACACGGCCCTATCGGCAAGGCTGGACGTAATGGGCACGCGAGTCGGTACCGCCGAAGCGGCCATCTCAACCGAGACAACCCAGCGCGTCAATGCCGACAACGCCATCCAGCAGACCATCAGCACGCAGTACGCCGCCGTCAACAACAACCTGTCGCTGCTGCAATCGAGCCAGACCACGACCGCCAACAACGTCGCTGCGCTGACCACGACCATGCAACAGGTGCAGGCCCAGGTGGGCGCCAATGCCGTGGCCATCCAACAGGAGACACAGGCCCGCGCCGCCGCCGATGGCACCCTGTACGCGCAATGGACGCTGCGCGTGGATGTGGCAGGCCGGGTGTCGGGCTTCGGCCTGGCCAGCGATGCGAACGTCTCCGACTTCATTGTGCGGGCCGACCGGTTTTCTATTGCGAGCCCGAGCGCGACGGATGGCATCACGCCTAAGATTCCGTTCATCGTCGCCACTACAGACCAAGTAATCAACGGGCGCATCGCACCGGCGGGGGTTTATCTCGAAGAGGCATTTATCAAAAACGGAACCATCACCAATGCAATGATCGGCGTGGCGGAAATTGACACGCTAACCATTCGCGGCAGTGCTGTAACAGTTCCGGTTGTTTCCAGACAATCAGGGATAATACAAGGGAGTGGGCTTCAAAATTTTATCTTGATAAATGAAGCATGGATAACGCTTGACCAGCCAGGTTATATTTATGCGCATTGCCTCGCAGCTCAATGGTACGGCACTGGCATTCGATATTGGAACATGAAGATAGAAATATCGAACGACTGGGGAATGATAATAGGGGGTCAGTCAGTTACTGTTGCTCCGGCGGTTGTCGTCACAAAATACAAGCCTGCTGGCACGTACTATGTGCGCGTATGGTGGGCCGGAGAAGATAGTGGGGTTCGTGTTTCTGAATCCGAACTCTTCATTATGGGGGCAAAACGATGATCTGTTTCGTTGCGTTCGATGCCAAAACTGGCGTTATTCTAAGGACGGGAGTTGCGCAAGATGAATGGCACGCAGCCAAAGGTGGCGGCGCCTTGATTCTTTCCGAAAAAATAAACGTCCGCGAAGAAACCCATTATGTCGATATTCGTACTGGGGAAATTGTTCAAAAGCCGCCAAAACCTGGGCAGCATTTTGAATGGAACCAAGCACAATTAAAATGGATTCCCAATTCTGGATTGGCGGCGCAGACCGTCGTTTTGCAGCGCAATGAATTACTCGCCGCGTCCGATTGGACTCAATTGCCGGATGTCACGCTGAATACCAAGGAGGCATGGGCAACCTATCGTCAGGCGCTACGGGACATCACCGACCAGCCGGGATTCCCGCTCAATGTTGCCTGGCCGCCCAAGCCGTCGAATTGACCGGGCCGGGGGAGAATTTCGCAATGCAGATCCACGTCCAGACGCCCACAGCCTCTTTGATCGTCGATCCTTTCCATACGGAAAGGTTCGGCAGCTTCATGGCTGCCGTGAAAGCTACGCTGTTGCATCCCAAGGTGATGGAGCGCATCGAGGAAATCGAGCGCGTGATGCTGGAGCATGACCAGATGGATTGCCCGGTGATTCACCGTTTTGGGCCGGGTGTGTATATCCGGGAAATCACCATGCCAGCAGGCGCTTTTGTCGTCGGTGCGCATCACAAGGAAGAACACCTGAACGTCATGCTGAAAGGCCGGGTGACGGTGCTGAACGAGAACGGCACCACGACAGAATTGGTTGCGCCCATGGTGTTCGTCGGCAAGCCGGGGAAGAAGGTGGGCTATGTCCATGAGGAAGTCGTCTGGCAGAACATCTATGCCACCGATGAAACCGACGTAGAGGCACTGGAAGCGAGGTATGTCATCAAGGGCATCGCCTGGGAGACGGACAACGCCAAGCGCCGCCCAAGCCTGCAAGACGAGTTCGACCGCAACGACTACTGGCGCATGCTCAATCAGTACGGCATCCCGCATGACGTTGCCAGAGCGCAGTCAGAAAACGCCACCGACTTGATGCCGTTTCCTCACGGTGGCTACAAAGTGATGGTGACTGACTCCACGATTGAGGGGCGCGGATTGTTCGCCACTGCCGCCATTGAGGTAGGCGAGGTGATAGCGCCAGCACGGATTGGCGACAAGCGCACACCGGCAGGCCGCTACACCAACCATTCGGCATGTCCGAATGCTGAATTCGTCCTGCTGCCGAATGGCGATCTGAACCTTGTCGCCCTTCGGCCAATCTCCGGGATGAAAGGCGGCAGGCCCGGAGAAGAAATCACCATCGACTACCGGCAAGCACTTGAAATAAGGAAACGGCTATGTCATCAGCAATCACAGCAGTAGTCGCGGGGGCCGTTGTCTCGTCGGCGCTTGCAGACGATAACGGGGCCGAGGCGGCAAACAATTCTGTTGCAGACGCCAATGCCTTGCAGGCGCAGATTTCCCGTGACCAATGGAACCGCTACAAGGAGATTTACGAACCCCTTGAGCGCCAGATGGTCGATGAGGCGCAGGACTATGCCAGCCCTGAGAACTACGCCAAAGCAGCCGGCGAGGCTTCGGCCACCGTCAGCCAGCAGTTCAGCAAGGCCCGCGACCGGCTGACCCGCACCCCCGGCCTCGATCCGTCGAGTGGCGCTTACCAGTCAAGCCTGGTGGGGCTGGATCTGGCGCAGGCGGCCAATGACGCCACGCAGCAGAACCTTGCCCGCAAGAACGTGACAGACACGGCCTATGCCCGCAAGCAGTCCGCGCTTGGGCTTGGAAAAGGTTTGGATTCGACCGCCGCCAGTGGAATGTCGAGTGTTGCCAGTAGCAATCTGTCATTGGCCAATGCCATGCAGCGCCAGTCGAATGCAGAGGCACAAGCCGGGGGGCAACTGGCAACTGGCTTGGTCAAGTCCACCAGCAACTGGCTCAACAACACGAACACCACCAGCAAACCAGCCGCTACACAGGTCGATACGAATTCGTATTTCGACAGCGGCACCATGTTCGCGTAAGGGGAAATCATGAGCAAACTTGGCCTTGCATTGATCGGCGGAAGTGCCGCACTCAACGAATATGAGCGCCTGGAGGACAGGGACACCGCCCGCAACCGCGCAAAGCAACGCTTTGACTGGGAGCAGCAACGCGCCCAGTCTGAGCTTTCCACGCTGCCAGACAAGACGGCAGCCGACCGCAGCGGCTACCAACTGCGCGGAAAGCAGAACAATGCCAATATCGGATTGGTTGATGCCCAGACCGAGAACGCCACGAAGAAGCTGGAAATTGAAGGTGCTGGCCTGGATGCAGCAAAAGCACGGCAACCTGACGAAATTGCAGCGCAGGCCAACAAGGCTGTCGTAGCGAAAACGCTGTCCGAATTCGATGTTGAAAACCTACCTCGTGTCATTGCTGAAAAGAAGCTGCAAGGCACGTTCAGCGATGCCGATGTGTACACCACGTCGATTTCCAAGCTGGCCGACTTGCTGGCGACCAACGACCAGAACGCAGTCATCCGGTTCATGAACGGGATGAATGATGCGGGCGTGTTCGGCAAGCAGCATGCGCCGGTTGCCTCTGTCACCATCCAGCAAGACCCGACGACAAAAGAAAATGTTTTTGTCGCCACCGACGCCAGCGGCAGGCCGGTCATGCAGATGGGCGCCAGTCAGATGAAACGCATCCGGGATTCCATCGGCAAGACTGATCTCAAGGTCATCAACGCGGGAGATACCCTTGTCGGCGTGAAAGGTGGCCAAGCTACCCCGCTTTACACCGCGCCAGAATCGCTCAAGAGCACGATGGCCCGCCAAGGCCCGCTGGAGCGGGATGTGAATTACCTCGTCACGCAACACGGCATGAGCAAGGATCAGGCGCTGGCCCACTTGAATTCGGCCAAGACCATGACCCGCGAACAGTTCATCCTCAAGAGCGTGCAGGACAGCATTGCCATGGGCAAGAAGCCGACAAGCGAGGAAGTGGCCAACTTCGGCGCTTTGTACGACAGCGCACGGCAGGCACCCGCCGCGCAACTAGGCAGGCAGCCAGCAGCGCCCGCGTCGAATTCCCCGGCGCCGGCTAACCTTGATCCGCAGATTAAATCCCTACTCGGCATCCCTTAACGATAAAGGCGCCTCATGGAACCGACCCAGAACCTGTCCGATTTTTTTTCTAACAATGCACAAGGTTCTGGGGGTTCTCCCGGAACTTCGCTTTCCGGCTTTTTCGACTCCCAAGCCAAGCCCAAGACACCCGCCGCGCCGCAAGGCCGCGTCTCCGACGTGTCGGCCATCATCGCCCAAGAGGGCGCCGATCATCTCAAGCCGGTGATCGAGGCCATCTACAAGCAGGAATCCGGCGCCGGGAGCAATGCCCGCACCAGCATCGACGGCGCACAAGGCGGCATGCAAGTCATTCCCGCCACCTTCCAGCGGTACGCCAAGCCTGGTGAGCGCATCGACAACCCGGACGACAACATGCGCGTCGGCGTGCGCATCATCAAGGATCTGGCCCGCCGCTTTGGCAACGATCCCGCCAAGATCGCAACCGGGTATTTCTCCGGCGAGGGCAACGTCAATCCGGGCCAAGGCAGCGCCTGGAAGAACGACCGGGCAGACGGCAATGGCAAGCGTGTCTCCGGCTACGTGGCCGACATTCTGGCCAAGGTGGGCGGCATCTCCGAAGCGCAGGCCGCACAGCCTGCCGCTTCCAAGCCCGATCTGGCCAAGGCCCCAAAGTGGGCCGACATCGCCGGCAAGCCGGAATTCACCAGCCTGCCACCCGAGAAGCAAACCGAGGCCAAGGCTGCTTACTTCGACTACTACATCGCGCCGCACGCTGGCCAGCAGGCTGCCGCGCTGCGCCAGCAATTCATGCAGGCGCCAACTGGGGCGCCCGAGCGCACATGGGGCGAAGCCGCCGCCGATACCGGCGTGCAACTGGCCGAGGGCGTGAATACCATCCTTGGCGCTATTCCGAATCTCGTGTCACCCGAAGGTGATGTTGCTGGGTTCTTCAATGACAACGCCCAGTTCTGGCGTGACAAGCAATCGAAGGCGCTGCAAGGCAAGATCGCCAATGCCGACAAGGCCATCACCAAGGCAGGTGAGGATGGCGTGATTTCGCAGATCGCCGAAGCCGCCAGCCAGTATTTCACCGACCCGGCGCTGGCCGCCCGTTTTGTCACGACCAACCTGCCGAGCATGATCCCCGGCATCGGCGCCGCCAAGCTGGCACAGGCCGCCGCACTCGCCAAGGGCGCATCAGCGGCACGCGCTGCGCAGATCGCCACCACCGCAGCGGGCGCAACCAATGCCGCGCTGAACGCGGGCGGTGCGCGTGGCGAAGCCTTCGAGGACATCAAGCGCACGCTGATCCAGCAAGGCATGTCGCCAGAGCAGGCCGAGCAGCAGGCGCTGGCTGATTCGCGCATCGTGGCCGCCGTGGGCGGCATTGCCGGCTACGTCAGTGGCAAGACCGGTTTGGAAAAAAGCCTGTTCGGACAGGCCACCACCAAGGGCGCCGTCAAGTCAGGCGTGGCGGCAACCGCTACCGAACTGGCCGGTGAGCAGCTTGAAGAAGTCGCGCCCAAGATCACGACCAACATTCAGGCGGGCCAGTACGACAACCGCAGCGTCGGGCAGGACGTGGGGCGAACCATCGTCGAGACGGCCATTGGCTCCGGGCCTGGTGCGCTTGTTGCTGGTGGCGCGTCTGCCATGCAGAAAGCGCCCGAGACAGCCACCGTGACGCCAGACGGGCGCATCGAGCCAACCATGGGCGGCGAGACTCCGGTTCAATCCGCCGAGCCTGCGCCGGTCGACGTGCATCCGACCGTACAGGCCGCCGATGCCATCGTGCGCGACTTAGCGACCGAGGCCAACATCCCGCTGGAAACCGTACTGCCGACACAGCCGCAGCCCACCACCGGGCCGGAACTTGTCAGCGATCAGGACGTGCAGGCATTTGCCGATGGCCGCTACCAGCAGCTTCGCGCCAAGCGCGACGGCCAAATCGAAACCACCGTGGGCGAAACCGGGGTTGTCGATCAGGACGTTCCGGGTGCTGGCCTGACCGCAGCCGAGCAGCAAGAACTGGCTGGGCTGGAACAGGCACGCGGTGACGTGGCCACGCTGCGCACGCTGTACGGCATCGACCAGCCAGTTCCATCCGACCAGTCGCAACTGGCCACCCAAGGCAATGAGGCGGCCCCAGAGGTTGCGCCCGTCGCGCAACAAAAACCCGGCCAGCAGTTCGCGGCCACCACCGAACCCGGCCTATTGGCCGCACAGGAGAGCCAAAGTGAAAACGGACAAGACGCGCAGCTTGGGGCTGCACAACATCAAGATGCCGGCAATGGCATTGCCACCGAACAAGGGCCAGCCTCCGTCGCACAACCAGCAGCCGACCCAGCAATCGCCCAAGCGCCTGCCGTCGATGCAGCCCCCGTCCAGCAAGTTCAGCCCGAGACTGCGGTAACGGAAAGCGAAGCCGACCGCGAGGCACGGCTTGAGCGCGAAGCCATTCAGGCGGAAGGCGAACCGGTGCCGGAAGCGCCGCGCCAGTATGCAGACATTCCGTTCCCTGATGACGGCGCACCCGCGACTACCGCCGCTAACCCGTTCGAGGATGCAGCGCCAGCCAAGCCGCGCACCGAAAAGGAGGCTCGCGCCCAGCGTGACTACGCCGGTAAGTGGTTTGGTTCGCAGGAAAAGGCCGAGCAGTTCATCGCCAAGCAAGGCATCGGCGCCACCCATGCCGCCGTGCAAGACGGCAAGAAGTTCCTCATCCAGAAAAAGGAGATCAGCAATACCCCTCAAGCCGACCAAGCCCAGCAAGCAGAAGCGCAAGGATCAGAACGGCAACAAGCACAGAGCGCCCCAGAAGTAGGCCAGCGGTACAACTTCGGCGCGGGCGAGATCGGCGTCACGGTAAAAACTTCCTTGGCGCCTGAACGCTACCAGGGCATCTACGGAAAGCAAGGCGGCATCCTGTCGTTCGACCTGCGCGGTGACGGTGTGAATACCGATACCGGGTACAAGGCTGTCTCTGGCGTCACCTACGAAGGCGAGATGACGCCAGAGCGCATGCAGGAGATGATGCAGCGCATCGCCCAGGAAAATTCAAAGCCGCTGACCAAGCCAGCCACCGAGAAGGCCGCGAAGCTCGCCAAGAAGGCCGGGGCCATGGGTGAGAAGGCCGACCGTATCGAGGCCGCTGGCGGTGACAAGAACACGGTGCAGTCATTGCGCGACCAGGCTGCACGCGATACCGAGACGGCAACCGGCAATGACGTTCGCGGTTTGCAAACTGCGAACGACCCGTTCGCCGGCAACAAGATTTTCACGGCGGACAAGATCGAAGCGGCACGCGCCCGCTTGAAATCCAAGCTGGGCACGCTGAATTCTGGCATTGACCCGGAGTTGCTGGTGGATGGCATGACCATCGCCGGGGGCTACATCGAAAGCGGGGTGCGCAAGTATTCCGACTACGCCCGCGCCATGGTGTCGGACTTTGGCGAGAAGATCCGACCCTACCTGCGCAGCTTCTACGAAGCCGCCCGCAACTACCCCGGCCTGGACACAGCCGGCATGACGACGGCTGCTGAAATCGACCTGATGGAAAAGCAAGGCACCGCCGAGCATACCAAAGCAACGGCTGGCACCGAGGACGCCATCGGCGAGACGGTCAAGGCGCCGAAGCGCAGCAAGGAGCGCAAGCAGGCCGGCGCCTCAGTCCTGCGTGACGACTATGGCGTGAGCCACATCAACGGTTACGACGGTAGCGGCGAGACAGCCAGTGGCCCGGTGAAAACGCAGTTCTTGGCCAACACCCGCAACTATCTCAAGGATGTGAGCAAGGCGCTGGAGGCGCGTGGCTTTATGCCGGCGACAACCCGCAACGGCAAGCCCGTCAAGCCCGTGTCGGTCAATGAATACGGCGTTGCCGGTTCTGGTGATGTCACCCTGTCCATGTTCCACCCGGAAATGCAGCGCGGCATCTACATCCATATTGGCGACACCGCATTGCGTGGCGTGGTGCCTTCCACCAAATCCGGCATTGCCGTGATGATGCGCACAACCAAGGCAGGCGATCCGTGGGGCGGCGATCAAAACCAGTGGATGCCAGTGGATCTGACCAGCGCCGAACTGGCGACTTTTGCCGCCCAGTCTGTTGAGAAAAACTCAACCAGAACGCCTGTATCGACACTTGAAAAACCTGCCGATACGGCGCAAAATGAATTGACCGCGAAGGAATCGCAAAATGCAAACCCTGTACAACCCGAGCCAGTATCCCAAGGAGATTCAGGCGAAGCTCAACCTGATGCCGCCTCTCGCAATCGAGATAGCGAACCGGTGGATGCTGGGCTGGCCAAAGACGGTCAAGGGGTTGATCGAAGCGAATCAGTATCTGGACGCGCTGACGACACAGGAGCAGCAGGAGCGCGAGGTACTGAGCCAACCGGGCAACAACCATCTGGCACGACACGAGATCGTGCAGGAGTACGGCCTGAATCTGGCGCCGCCGACACCGACGACCATGTAATTGACGCCGACGAGATCGGCAAAGGTGGGCTGGGCCAGAAGTACCGCGACAACGTAGCGGCTATCAAAATTCTCAAGGCCCTCGAAACCGAGGGGCGCAACGCCACGGCGGACGAACGCAAGGCGCTGGCCAAGTATGTTGGCTGGGGCGCCATGAAAGGCCCATTCGACCCAGAGAACAAGGCTTGGGCCAAGCAGCATGCCGAACTCAAGGAACTGCTGACCGCCGAGGAATTCCGCGCCGCCCGTGCCTCCACCCTGGACGCACACTACACCAGCCCGGTAGCCGTTGGCGCCATGTACGAGGCGCTGGCCCGCTTGGGTGTCAAGTCTGGCCGTGTGCTCGAACCGTCTGTCGGCGTGGGCAACTTCTTCGGCCTGATGCCGCGAGAGATGCGCAACGCCTCCCAGCTTCACGGCGTAGAACTGGACTCGCTGACCAGCCGTTTGGTGGCTGCGCTGTACCCGAAAGCCAAGATCGCCAAGGCGACCGGATTCCAAGACTTCGAGATCCCGTCCGAATACTTTGATGTGGTGATCGGCAACCCGCCGTTCGGCTCGCATCCGCTGGTCGACAAGGAGCGCAGCCCGTATTCCGGGTTCAGCATCCACAACTATTTCCTCGCCAAGTCCATCGACAAACTGCGACCTGGCGGGGTCATGGCCATTGTCGTATCTCACAACTTCCTCGATGCGCAGGACTCCCGCGTGCGCAAGTGGATCGGCGACCGCGCCAGCCTGATCGGCGGCGTGCGCCTGCCCAACACGGCATTCAAGGAAAACGCCGGCACTGAGGTTGTGACCGACATCCTGATCTTCCAGAAGCACGACAAGAACGGGCTGCCGGGTTCTATCGCACCATGGCAGGACGTGGTGGAGCAGATCAACATCAACCCCAAAACCGGGGAACACGTCACCCACAAGGTCAATCAGTTCTTCGTAGCAAACCCGCAGCACGTGCTGGGCAAGCCATCAGCGGGCGGCTCCATGTATTCGGCCAACGAATACACCGTGGAGCAGGACGGCAATATCAAGGACACCTTGGCCAAGTGGGTCAAGACACTGCCGGAAAACGTGTTCGATAACATCGACCGTGCCCGCGATGCCGCCGTGGTCGATATGGCCGTGCCTGATGGCGTCAAGGTGGGTTCGTACTACGTCGATGCCAATGGCGCCGTGATGCGCCGTGGCGATGACCTGATGGGCGAGAAAACCGCCGTCGCATGGGAACCGCGCTACGAGTCGCAAGTCGGGCGCATGAAGGGCATGATCGCCATCCGTGACGCGCTGCGCCAGCAGATGCGCCTGGAGCGATCGCTTGACGCCACCGAGCAGGACATCGAGGCCAACCGCGCCGAACTGAACCGGCTCTATGACGACTTCCTCAAGAAGTACAAGCACCTGAACAGCACCACCAACCGCAGCATCTTCCTTGATGACACCGAGGCCCATCTTATTCAAGGGCTGGAGTTTGACTACGACAAGGGGATCGGCAAGGCGACAGCCGAGAAGGAAGGCATTGACCAGCGTGAGGCCAGCGCCACCAAGGCCGACATCTTCCAGCGCCGTGTCGCCTTCCCACCGCAGGATTACATGACCGTGACCACGGCCAAGGATGCGCTGCTGGCATCCCTGAACTACCGTGGCAAGGTTGATGCCGCCTACATGGCCGAGGTCTATGGCAAGCCCATGGATGAGATCGTCAAGGAACTGGGCGACGTGGTGTTTGACGATCCGCAAAACGGCATCGTGACCGCTGACGAGTACCTGTCTGGCGACGTGAAAACCAAGCTGGACGAGGCCAAGTCTGCCGCACAGGACAACGCCAAGTACCGCCGCAACGTGGAGGCGCTGGAGAAGGTCATCCCGAAGGACAAGACGCCAAGCGAGATTTCCGTGAGCATCGGCGCTTCGTTCGTGCCTGCCGAGGTTTATGAGCAGTTCGTCAAGCACATCTCCGGGGGCAGCGCGACCGCCAGCTACATCAAGGCAACCGGCCAGTGGCTGATGGCCTTCAACACGGGCAACGATCCAGCCCTGAACACTGGGCGCTTCGGCACGTCCGACCTGTCGGCACAAGACCTGTTCCAACTGACCATGATGGGCCGGGGTGCTGTGGTGAAAAAGACGCTGCGCAATGCTGACGGCTCCACCACCACGATCCTGCTGGAGAAGGAAACCGAGGCCGCCCGCGAAAAGCAGAACGCCATCAAGGCCGAGTGGCAGAAATGGCTGTGGCAAGACCCGGAGCGTGCTGACCGCATCGCCTCGATCTACAACGACAAGATGAACCGCATTGTTGTGCGCACGTTCGACGGCTCACACATGGGATTCCCTGGCATGAATCCGGCCATCTCCCTGCTGGCGCACCAGAAGAACGGCGTGTGGCGTGGCTTGCAGTCCTATCAGGTGCTCTACGATCACGTCGTCGGCGCCGGCAAGACCTTCGAGATGGCAACGCTGGCCATGGAGATGCGCCGCCTTGGCATCGCCCGCAAGCCGCTGTTCGTGGTGCCAAACCACCTGACGCTGCAATGGCGCAGTGAATTCACCCGCCTGTACCCCGGCTCGAACATTCTGGCGGCCACGCCGGAGGATTTCAGCAAGGACAACCGGGAGCGCCTGTTTGCCAAGATCATCACCGGTGACTGGGATGCTGTGGTGATCGGCCATTCTTCTTTGAAGAAGATCGGCCTGCCAGAGAAAACCGAGATCGCCGTCCTGCAAGAGCAGATCGACGAACTGGCTGACGCCATCGAGGACATGAAGCGGGCACGCGGCGACAAGCGCATCACCGCCGACATGGAGCGCATCCGCAAGAATCTGGATGCCAAGATGAAGGACAAGCTGGCCGCCGTAGGCAAGCGCAGCAAGATGGTCACGTTCGACGAACTGGGTGTTGACGCCATGTTCATCGACGAAATGCACGAGTTCAAGAACCTGACCTACAACACGACGATGGATCGGAACCCCGGTATGGGCAACCCTGCCGGTTCGGCCAAAGCCTTCGATCTGTTCGTCAAGACCCGCTGGCTGTTCGATACCTTCGGCGACAAGACCCCGTTCATCACCGCCACCGGCACGCCGGTTTCCAACTCGCTGGTGGAGATGTTCAACATGCAGCGGTACATGCAGTACCCGACCTTGAAGCGCCAGGGGCTGCATGTGTTCGACGCATGGGCCAAGCAGTTCGGCAGCGTGGAAAACGTCTATGAGGTTGCCCCGTCTGGCTCCGGCTACCGGCAATCGACCCGCTTTGCCAAGTTCACCAACCTGCCTGGGTTGATGAGCCTCTACAACACGTTCGCCGATACCATCACCCTGGACGACCTGAAAGCGCAGGAAGAAGCGCAAGGCAAGCGGTTCCCGGTGCCCAAGATGGTAAGCGGGCGCCCGGTGCTGGTGGTGGCCAAACGCTCGCCGTCCGTGGCTGCGCTGATGGGCGTGCCCAAGGCGCAGACCGACGAGGCCGGCAACATCCTGTTCGGCGCCGATCTGGCCGCTGATATTCAAATCACGCAGGACGAGAAATCCGGCAAATGGACGGCCAAGGTGGGCGATGCGCATCTGGGCCAGTTCGAGACGGCGGAAGATGCCCGTCTCAAGGTGGTCGAGCGTGCGCTGACGCCAGTAGTGTCGGTGGATCCGCAGTCCATCCTTGGGCGGTTTGCCAACCTGCGCCACCTGACCAAGGAAACGAAGGGCAAGGTCAATGCCCTGTCGCTGACCGGCGAAGCCAACAAGGCAGGGCTGGATTACCGCCTGGTCAATCCGGCAGCGCCCGACTTCCCCGGCTCGAAGATCAATCTGGCCGTGGACAACATGATGCGCACCTACAAGCAGTGGGCCGCCGACAAGGGCACGCAACTGGTGTTCTGCGACCTGTCGATTCCGCTGTCTGCCCGTGCCAGCTACTCAAACAAGCCGCGCCGCCTGTACGTGCGCGATGAGGCTGGCGGCATTGAGATGAAGCGCGGCACCATGCACGCCATGCCCGGTCACGAGGATCTGCCGTACTTCGTGGTGCAGCGTGGCGAGAAGGACGCCAAGCGATTCGACGTGTATGACGCTGCCTCCGGCCTCCGCCTGCAATCCGATTTCCGCAGCAAGCAGGATGCCATCGACGCCGCCAATGGATTCCTTGGCGACGAGGCCAAGCGCCAGAAGTGGATCAACGCCCGCGAAGCAACCGGCGAAATCGAGCAAGGCGAAATCGACGAGTACAACAACGACAACGACATCGAGGTTGAGGATCTGTCCATGTTCTTCACCCGCGAGGACGTGGCCGGAATGTCTGGCTCTGCCAAGTTCTCGGTGTACGACGACATCAAGGCCAAGCTGATGGCCAAGGGCGTGCCTGAACGCGAGATCGCTTTCATCCACGACTACGGCACACCAACGGCCAAGGACAAGCTGTTCCGCGCCGTGAATTCTGGCGAAGTGCGCTTCCTGCTGGGTTCAACGCCAAAGATGGGCGCCGGCACCAACGTGCAAAAGCGACTGGTGGGCCTGCATCACATTGACGCGCCGTGGCGCCCATCTGATCTGGAGCAGCGCGAGGGGCGAATCATCCGCCGTGGCAACGAACTGTATGCCCGTGACCCGGACAACTTCGAGGTTTTCATTGGGCGCTACGCCACCGAGCAGACCTACGACACCCGGCGCTGGCAGATCCTTGAGCACAAGGCACGCGGCATCGAGCAGTTGCGCAACTACGACGGCACGCTCAACGAGATCGACGACATCGAGGGCGAAGCTGCGAACGCTGCCGACATGAAGGCCGCCGCCTCCGGCGATCCGCTGATCCTTGAGGAAACCAAGCTACGCAACGACGTGCGCCGCCTGGAGCAGTTACAGGCAGGCCACGCTGACGAAGTGCTGGCCATGACCCGCAAAGCCCGTGATGCGCAGGAGTACGCCGACACCCATGGGCCAGCATCCGTGCGCGAGATCAAGGAGCTTCTGGGCACCACGGCCAAGCACCAAGTCGATAAGGATGGATTCGCGCCGATCAGCGTGCAGGGCGGCAAGGCACTGACCGACAAGGAGGCTGCCCACAAGGCGCTGGCTTCCGTGTTCGAGAACGTGCGCAGCCACATGATCGACACGGCTTCAATCCAGTATCGCGGCCTGACCTTCAAGCTGGAGCACTTTGCCGGTAACGTCATCATGCGCACGCCCACAGGCAACGGCGGGGCATGGAGCGCCACTGATCCGTTCTCACCGTCTGGCATGGTGCAGCGCCTCAAGAACTACATTGACCGGTTGCCAGCCGTGCAGGACGAGACGCAGGCCCGCATCGAGAAATCGAAAAAGGATGCCGCCTCAATGCGCGAACTGGCCAAGCAGCCATTCCAGCAGGCCAAGGAACTTGAATCTGCACGCGAGGCCCACAAGCAGGTTCAGCGTGCGCTGATGGCCAAGGGGCCGGAAGTGCCGGAAAACCAGAAAGCTGCCGTGGCCACCGGCATTGAGCAGCAGAAGGCGAAGCTGCGCGAACTTGGGTTTGGCGATGCGCTGAACGAGTTTTTCAGCAATGAAGCGGGGCCGGCTGTGCTGGCCACCACGAACGAGGCAGCCCCGATTCCAGAATCTGAACGACTGTCAGAGGCTCAGTTTGCGCAGGTAATTGAAGAACGCATTGGACAGTTTCGCCATCAGCCGCCCGTTCTCATTCGGGACAGCGTAATCGACGTGCCCCACATGCGTCAGGCACGTGCAGGGAGTGCTGCTGGCGTCACCACTGGCGGGAAAATCTACCTGTTCCGTGATGCCAACGCGACCACTGCCGATGTTGTTCAAACCTTGTGGCATGAGCTTGTCCATTACGGCCTCCGTCGCTTCCTGACAAAAGAGCAGTATATCGCTCAGATGCAGAAGCTGTACGACCGTGATTTGTGGGTGAAGGCCAAGGCCGAGGCGTGGCTTGCCACCGATGGCGATGACGTGAAGCAGGCCCGCAAAGCGGGCGAAGCCTACGCCCGCGCCCGTGGCGTGGATGAGGCGCTGGCCGAACTGGCGGAAACCAACGAAGGCGAGTACCGCAACAACGCACTCAAGGCCAAGGCCATCCGTCAGGCCGCCCGCTGGATTGCCGCCGTGGCCGAGCGCTTCGGGTTCAACGAGTTCGCCGCCAAGTACCGGGCCGTCACCAATGACGATGCCCGCGCCCTGGTTCGCTCGATGTTCCAGAAGTTGCGCGAGGATGCGCCGGCCACCAGCAGTGACTGGGCATTCACGGCAGCCCCGGCTTTCATGGTGCGCCGCATCCAGAACAACCTGATCCAGTTCTTCGGCAACCGCAACGAGACGCTCAAGACCTTCGGCAAATACGACAAGACGCTTTCCACCCAGTACCACAAGGCACTCAAGGACAAGAACTACGGCAAGGTGTTTGCCTACGTGAATGCCATGCAGAACGAGGTTTCACTGACTTCGATCCGCCCCGCTGAACTGGCGCCGGGGGTGCTGCCGCGTGTCGATGATGTGAAGTCGGCACTGCGCGGACTGGTCAAAGGCAAGCACGCCGACAAGAATCTGACGCAGGCCGCTGACGCCATCTTCGCCGGCACCCTGAACGGCCCAAACGTAATGGCCGGCAAGGTGTGGAGCGACGACGAGTTGCGCGGCAAGTTCGGCCTGACGGACACCGGGATTGCACTGTACCGGCAGGCCCGCGCCGCCATTGACGCCAGCCTGGACGAAGTGGCGGCATCCGAAGCCTACGCCATGGCACAAGGCATCGTGCCCAAGACGATGCGCCGCAGCATCATCGACAACCCGCGTCTGGCCGAAAGCCTGCTGGTGGACGAACTGCAAAAGCAGATCAAGCTGCTGGACATGGCCATCAAGAACGCCAAGCGCCAAGGCAACGAGCAGCAGCAGAGCGAGTACGAGGCGATCCGCGCCCAGTACGCAGACACCAAGCGCAAGGTGGAAAAGATTTTCGTGACTGGCAAGAACCTCAAGCTGGCCGGATATGCCCCGCTGATGCGCTTCGGCAAGTGGACGGTGACGGTGCAGCAGATCGACCCAACCACCGGCAATGTGCTGCGCGACGATGAGGGCAAGCCGCTGACCGAATACTTCGGCAAGTTCGAGACGGAAGGCGAGGCTATCTCTGTGCGGCACCAGATGGAGGCCAAGTACAAGGATCGTGACGACATCAAGGTTAAGGCCGGGGTGGATAGTCAGGCCGCGCACGAGCTGTATGCCGGCATCTCGCCGGAAACCATCGCGCTGTTCGGTGAAGCGGTGGGCGCCGACGAAGTGACGCGCAAGTATTACCAGATGGCCCTGTCAGAACGCAGCGCCTTGAAGCGCCGCCTGGAGCGTAAAGGCACGGCAGGCTACAGCGAGGATCTGCCCCGTGTGCTGTCCAACTTCATCACCAGCAACGGCCGATTCGCCGCCCAGCGGTACTACCTGCGCGACCTGAACAACGCCATCAAGTACATCCCGCAAGAAAAGGGCGACGTGAAGGACGAGGCCATGCGCCTCAAGCAGTTCGTGATGAACCCCAACGATCCGGCTGCCCCGGTGTCATCGGTGATGTTCGCGTGGTTCCTTGGCGGTTCTGTGGCTGCGGCACTGGTGAACATGACCCAGCCAGTGATGATGACCGGCCCGTACCTGTCGCAGCATGGCGTAACCACGGCCAGCAAGGCGCTGGCCAAGGCCATCCCCTACGCCATGGGCAAAAAGGAAATCACGGATGCCGAACTCAAGGCCGCGCTGAAACGCGCCAGCCAGGAGGGTATCGTCGATGCACAGGAGATTTTCCACCTGTACAGCGTGGGGGCGCAGGGCGTGGCTTCCGGTCTGGTCAATACGCTGGCTAGGTTGCCGGGTGTTGGCAGCACGATCAAGGCCGGGAGCGAGGACGCACGGGCACGCATCAACGCCTTCCTGACGCTCTGGGGTTCCATGTTCTCACTGGCCGAGGGCTTCAACCGCAAGCTGACATTCGTGGCGGCATGGGAAGTGGCCAAGGCCAACAAGGAGGCCAACCCCTACGCCTTCGCTGTGCGGGCGGTCAATGAGACGCAGGGCATCTACAACAAAGTCAATCGACCGAACTGGGCACGCAATGCCGCTGGCCGTGTGATTCTGACCTTCAAGCAGTTCAGCCTGATGTACATCGAACTGCTGTCACGCATGTGGAAACGCGGCGGGCCAGAAGGCAAGCGGGCCGCCCTCATCATGCTGGCCATGCTGATGCTGGCTTCCGGCGAGGAAGGCTTGCCCTTCGCGCAGGATCTGGATGACCTGATCGACACCATCGGCCAGATGTTCGGCCTCGACACCAACATGCGCCGCAACAAGCGCCGTCTGGCCCATGAGATTCTGGGCAAGACGCTGGGCGATCTGTTCCTGTATGGCGTTTCTGCCCAGTTGCCGATTGACCTGTCCGGGCGCCTTGGCCTTGGCAACATGATCCCCGGCACTGGCGTGCTCAAGCCGTCAGACGAGCAGATGCGCGGGCGCAACGTGGCGGAAATCTTCGGCCCGACCGCTGGTATGGCTACCCAGATCGGCGATGCCTACGATGCTGCCACCGAGGGCAACCCCGGCAAGGCATTGCAGAACCTTGCGCCGAAGGCTATCAAGGATCTGATGGCTGCTGCCGAGATGGCGAAGAAGGGCTACGCCACAGATGCCAAGGGGCGCAAGGTGGTGGATGTTGGACTGGAGGACGTGGCCTCCAAGGCTGTCGGGTTCAACCCGACCAAGGTCGCGCAGCAGCATCGCAAGACCATGCCGATTCAGCAGGACATTGCCTTGCAGAAGCGCACCGAGACGGCCATTGTGGATCAATGGGCGCGTGGTGTTGCGGACGGCGACGAGGAAATGGTCGATGCAGCCATCAAGCGCCGCGACGACTGGAACAAGCTGAACCCGAGGACTCCTATCGTCATCAGGGGAACACAGATCCGTGACCGTGTTCGTCAGATGGCGACGGAGAAGGACGACCGACTACTCAGGCAGGCTCCCAAGGAGATGCGCGGAGCGATCGGACTCGACCTTGCCGATTAAAGACAGGACGCCGGCCAAGCTGGCGTCCGTCTGGCGCTTCACGGCTGCCAGGTGGGTGACAAGGTAGTGGTTCAATTCGCGCAGGCGGTTCAGTTCATCTATGGCCGCTTGCGTGATTGAGGTATCCTCTGCATTGTTCAGGACGTGCTCCAGATTGCTGGTCGATACAAGGTGCTGCATGCTGTTTCCCTTTCGTTGTGAATGGGAAACCAAGATATGCCGATGCACTTAACTGGTGCAATTTGCCCAAAACCCCGCAAATTGGAGAATGGTATTTTTCATGGTATCGAGAAAACGCATGACGGAAAACGCCAATAAAATCAACGCTCTTGCAGTCTCTGAAATAATCGAGTGGGAATGATTTAATGTCTCGTACTGTCTGGCACTGAACAGTAAAAAAACCACGTAAGCCCGCGTCACTGCGGGCTTTTTTGTTGTTTGCGTCTGGTAACACCATGCACGACGATGCACCAGCAAGGAGTTATTTTCAATGGTACTTCCAGTGGTATTATTTTCAGGCGCCCGGAATTTCTGGCCGATACCATTCATTGATGATGCAGGAATTCATGGTATCGGAATCGTGAAATGCTAGGCGTGGTGCGGGTTTGCAGCGGTTTTCATGGTTCGCAAAATCATGGTATCGCCAGCCCTTGCCGATACCATGACCGAATGAACGACCGACCGAAGCAAAGGAGAGAGCCATGCTTTCCGATACCAAGCTGCGCAATTTGAAGGCGCAGGACAAGATGTACAAGGTGGCCGACCGCGACGGCCTCTATGTAGCAGTCACCAAGGCGGGCGGCATTTCGTTCCGCTACAACTACACCCTCAACGGCAGACAGGAGACGGTGACGTTCGGCCAGTACGGCGTGGGCGGCATCACATTGGGCGAAGCCCGCGAACGGCTGGACGAGGCGAAGAAGATGATCGCCGCTGGCAAATCGCCGGCCAGGGAGAAGGCGCGGGCCAAGAACAGAGACAAGGATGCCAAGACGTTCGACGACTGGGCGCAGGCATGGCTGCGCGGATACGAGATGGCAGACTCGACACGGGACATGCGCCGCGCCTGCTATGACCGGGAGTTGAAAAGCCCGTTCGGCAACAAGCTACTGACAGAGATCAACCATGACGATCTACGCGACCTGACCGACAAGATCGTGGCCAGGGGGGCGCCGGCCACGGCGGTGCATACCCGCGAAGTGGTGATGCAGATCTACCGCTGGGCGAACGAACGTGGCCAGCGCGTCGACAACCCGGCTGACTTGGTTCGCCCCACGGCCATTGCTCGATTCGCGCCGCGTGAGCGTGCCCTGTCCCCGGATGAAATCGGGCTGATGTATGAGTACCTGGAGAAAATATCGGCAGGCCCGCAGTTCAAGGTGGCGTGCAAGCTGCTGCTGCTGACGATGGTGCGCAAGGGCGAACTGACCGATGCGAAGTGGAGCGAGATCAGTTTCACGGATGCCCTATGGACGATCCCGAAGGAGAGGATGAAGCGCCGGAACCCGCATCTGGTGTTCCTGTCACGGCAGGCGCTGGAGATCTTCATGGCGCTCAAGACCTTTGCCGGGGGGTCTGAATGGGTGCTGCCGTCGCGCTATGACGCCGATGCACCGATGAGCAATGCCACGCTGAACCGCGTGCTGGAACTGGTCTACACGCTGGCGCAGAAGGACGGCAAGGCACTGGCCAAGTTCGGGCCGCACGACTTGCGCCGAACGGCCAGCACCTTGCTGCATGAGGCTGGGTACAACACGGATTGGATCGAGAAATGCCTTGCCCACGAACAGAAGGGCGTCAGGGCTGTGTACAACAAAGCCGAGTACCGGGAACAGCGCACGGCCATGTTGCAGGATTGGGCGGACATGATTGACGGCTGGACGATCAAGAAACGATGACCGTCTGGCCGGGGCGTGCCGCCTGGTCGCCGGATGCTTTGCGCCCTTCGATCCATGCCGTGACTTCGGCCAGATCCCATGCCACGTTGCGCGTGGTGAGGGCGATGCGCTTGGGAAAGTCGCCACGCTTTTCCATGTTGTAGATGGCCTTCTCCGACAGCGGGATCATGCCCAGCAGGGTTTTCTTGTTGATGAGTTGCATGATCGTCTCCATCAGAAGGGTATCTCGTCCCATTTCCACTCCGGGCAGCCTTGCTCCTTGACTTCGGGCGGCGGCTCAACACCACCGGCACGCTTGCAGCCGCGCCCGTCGAAGGCATCGCATGACCCGCAGCCGGTGTGGATTGATTCGAGAAAACTGATTTCCATGCGCAGCACTTCGATGCGCTTGGCGATTTCTTTCTTGGTCGTGTATTGGGCTTCGCTCAAAATGCCACCTCGTCGAATCTGGTGTGTTCAGCGACACTCGCAACGTCCAGGCGACGGCGGCCCATATCGACGGACTGCACGCGCCAATACTTGCCGTCCAGCTTGACGGTGATGGTGTCGGGGGAAGGGATGCGGTTCTCGCGCACCATGGCGAGGGCTTCCTCGACATGGTTTGGGCAGACGCACCCGCGCTGCCAGAACCACGAAACGGCGTGCTTCTTGACGTAGGCCCGGTCGTCCTCGATGGGCAGCCACTCGTTGAAGGTGGAAGGCCCGCACCAGTACGTCACCTTGACCGAATCAGGCTTGCCGATCTTCGAGTAACGCTCGTACTCGACACGATCCACGGTGTAGGTGCGCGGCTTTTCCAGCGCGGCCACCACCACGGCATCAGCGGCTTCGGTGCCGTGCTTGGCTGTCTCGTTCTCCGGGAACAGGTTGCCGCACTCGGGGCACTCGCGCACACCGGCATGCACCAGCGCCTGACAGTTGGGGCACTCCTTGACCGGGGCCACGCTGACGCCTTCGCCTTTCTCAGACTTGCGCTTGACCTTGATCTGGTCGATGGGGCCGTGGCGCTCGACGTTCCCGGCGAAGTCCAGAATCAGGGTGTTCTCCTTGCAGGCATGCTTGCGCAGGCCGCGTCCCATGATCTGCACATACAGGCCGGTGGATTTCGTCGGGCGCAGCATCACGATGCAGTCGATGTGCGGGGCATCGAACCCGGTCGTCAGCAGCATGGCGTTGAACAGGATGCGCGTGCGCCCTTCCTTGAAGGCGTTGATCTTGGCGTCACGCTCAGTCGGGGTCATGTCGCCGGTCACGTAGTCCGCCGTCCATCCACGGGCACGGCAGGCATCGGCACAATGGGCGGCGTGCTCCACGCCAGCGCAGAAGCCAAGGATGTGGTTGCGGTCGTGGGCGTAGCGGCCCACTTCATCCAGTGCGCCTTGAATCAAGTAGTCCTTGTCCATGGCCTGCTGCAATTCATTGGCCACGAACTCCCCGCCACGGGTATGCACGTCGGACAGATCGGCCTTGGTGGCGCCGTTGCGGGCCACCAGTGGGCACAGCCAGCCGTCTTTGATTAGATCGCCAACACCGGCCTCGTAGGCGATGTCGGTGAATACCCGGTGCTCGCCTTCGGTCAAGATGCCGGAATCCATGCGGTACGGCGTGGCCGTCAGTCCGATGACCTTGAGGAACGGGTTGTGCTGTCGCAGGCCGTTGAGAAAGCGCCCGTACATGGTGTCGCTGTTCTTCGACAGCAAGTGGGCCTCATCGATGATGACCAGATCGGTGCCGCCGAACTTGGCGGGCATCTTGTGGATGGACTGGATGCCGGCCACGGTGATCTGGTGCTTGATCTTCTTGCCCAGCCCAGCCGACCAGATGCCGATGGGCGCTTCTGGCCAGTAGCGGATGATGGCCTGGGCGTCCTGGGCGATCAGTTCCTTGACGTGCGTGAGCACGACAATGCGCGTCGTCGGGTAGGCGTCGATGGCGCCCTTGATGAACGCGGCCAGTGTCAGTGACTTGCCGGCGCCCGTGGGCAGAACGATCAGCGGGTTTCCGTCTCGTGTGCGGAAGTAGTCATACAGGGCGTCGATGCTGGCCTGTTGGTATGGGCGAAGGTCGATCATGCTGCCTCCTTCACGCCGACTAGGATGCTGGGCGGCATGGGCAGTTCAATACCGATCGGGCGCCACAGGTGCAGGCAGTTGGGGTGGTTGTTGACGTACTCGCTGCGCGGCGGGTGGTACTGGATCACGCAGTCGCTGTCGTCCCAGAACATCGCCTTGATCTGGCACATCTCGTCCCATGTTGGACAACGATCCTTGCGGCTCACGCTGACATGCTCCCAGCCGATGCCATCGGCGGCGATGACGAACACGGTCTGGCCGTGCTTCAACTTGACCTCGAACGCGCCGTTGTTGCCGAAGTCGTCCGTGCTGGCGATGCGCCCGGTGCGCACCCTGAATTTGTTTGGTACGTGGAATGTCATTCCTCGCGCTCCTTGCAATAGCTCTTTGGGCGCTTGTTCCCGATATGCCAGCCCGCGCAGGTTTGGCAGCGATAGACCACGACACGCGATTCCTCGCGCCGCCTCTGCTGCTTGGCTACGCTGTGCGCCAGTGGGGCGCTGTCGTAGCGGTGTTTTCCGTAGCACTGGGCAGCGGCTACTTCTTCGCTGGGCTTGCGCTTCTTGGCCATGATCGAGAAAAGCTGTGTTTTTCATTAACCGGCGATTGATGCGCCGAACTCAGTACGGAATTTCTCAATCTCCGGGTCGCAAATAGCCCGGTGATCCTTGGCCGCGCTGATTTCCTTGCTGGCGTAGATGTACTGCTGCAAGGGAAGATCGGCAGGCAGGGCCGTCGCCTCGTCGGTGACGATGAACTGCTTGGCCGGGTTGTCCTTGCGCTGGAACATGATCCAGCCGTCGCCCGCATCAATGGCGGTGGCGTAGGTAATCAAAAACGGCAGGGGAAGATGACTGGTGCAGCCGGTGCGCTGGGCATGAACGGGGATTTCCGGGCCGTGCTTTGCGCATGACCAGCGGCCATCGCCTTCGCGCTCTGGCGTGGAATGCACGCACGTCCTGCACGACAGGGCCGGCGTCCGGTTGCCGTGGCACACGTCATTGTGCGAGCACCAGTTGCAGATGTAGAACTTTGGGTCGTCGCTGATCTTGGGCGGCGGCTCGGCGGCGAAGATGATGCTCTCGGCCTTGGCCTGGATCTTCTCGAATTCAACCTGATCGAACTCGATGCGCTCCGAGTACAGTTCGTCGGTGTCCTTGTTCACGGCCAGGTACAGGGCGCGATCCATGCCCGACTTGCCCATGTACCACATCATCTGCGCGTAGTGCTCGGGCTTGGCCTTCTTCACGCCGTCCTTCTTGAGCGTGCCGAACGACTTGGCCGAATGGGTCTTGAATTCCAGCACGTGCCACTTCTGTCCGCCTGTCGGGATGCCAACGGCGCAGCCATCCATGTGCCCGCGCATGTGCCCGCCGAAGTGGGCAAAGCCGAATTGCTTGCCGGTGGCGGGGTCAACGTCATGCACCGTGGCGCCGATGGCGCGAAGGTCTGCGACGAAACGTGGCTCGGCCAGGTGCCCGGTCTGGAACAGGCGCAGCATGCGCCCGTCGAACTTCTCCGTGCTGGCCCAGCGGAAGGCGTACCACAGCGCCCGCTTGCATTCTTTGCCGATGATCGAGGCGCCAAGATAGGTGCGGGCCTTTTCGGTTTCTCCGCGCTTCTCGTACTGCTCGTAGATCGCTGCGACCACCGGATCGGTGAAGTCGGAAATGTCAGGCATTGGGCGTCTCCGGTGTGTAGATGTGCTTGAGGTAGTCAGCCTGTGAGCATCCTTGGTGACGGGCGATGTACAGGTCTTTCGCCTCGCTCTTGATCGCAGCAAACAGGTTGTCCAGCAGTTCGGCCTGGGCGTCCATGGTATTGACCATGGAGCTTGCGGCAGCGATACCCAGCGACAGGCTGCGCACCAGCGCAGTCATGTTGTCGGGCGTTTTGTTGGCCTCGGCATGCTTGAGCATGTCGATGACGGTAATTCCATAATCCATCGTTCAGTCCCTCGTTGTTTGTGGTGCCGGTGCTCTCCCGGCTGTCACGCTGTTGCCCGCGTTTGGCTGGCGGGTTACAGGCCGGCGTTGCCGTACAGCAACATGAAGCCGGTGGCCTCGTGGATCTTCTCGATCTCGTCGGTGACTGCCTGCTTGAACACGCGATCAGGCCGGATCAACTCGAACCAGAACACCAGCTTGTCGGACTGCTGGCGGTATTTCAGACGGGCCTCGATGGGGTAGGCCGCCGTGCTGCCCTGAAATACCGGGATGCCGATGGTGAAACGCTCGAAGAACCGCATCTTGGCGCTGGTGCTTTCGTCCTGCTGGTCGACGTACTCCAGCGCAGCGCCACCGGATTGCAGGTCGATGCGCTTCTTGAACCGCTTGTCGCTGTTCGCCTCGAAGGCCAGCGCCATTTGCAGCATGTCGGTTGCCGTGGGCATGCCGTCAATGCTGGCGATGTCACCCATGTTGTCCTCGATGAAGGCGGCGAACTTGGCCTGATCCTGTGCCTGCTTGTTGAACTGCGTCCAGCACTTCCATTCGTGCGACAGCTTGGGCTGGAAGGTGGCTTGATGGTCGCGCCACTGAGCTTGATCCACATCCGAACCGTGGTCATTGACGACGGCAACGATGCTGCACTTGGCGGCCTCGTAATCCACATCGGCGTACAGGGTGCAGTTGTCCAGGCTGCCGTGCTTTTTGGTGTAGGCAATGAAGCTGGGCGCATCCAGCATCACCACCTTGGCACGCTTGCGGGCCGGTTGTGGTAGCAGGGATTCCAGATCATTGACCGAGTAGCCTTCGGGTATGGTGACGTAGGGAATGCCGCCATGATCGCGCACGGGATCGACGAGGGCTGCGCCAGCGTCCAGAATGATTTGAGCGTTTTGGGTGTCCATGCTGCCTCCTTATGCTGCGTTGATCTGCTTGAGTTCCTTCGTCTCGACGGCGATGGGCTTCAAGTCCAGTTTTGTTTGACGGGGATCTTCGGTCATCAAGTTGCCCTCGGGCGTGGCGAACAGCAGCGACTCGATGGCAGGCTCGGCGGGCTTCTTGACGGAGACATTGCCGGTGACAGCGAGGGCGCCGGCAGTGGCCTTGCGCAGCTTGAGGGTGAGCGTCAGGGAGCCAGTCTTGCCGGTGGCATCCACTGCCTTGACCAGTTCGGCCAGCAACTCGCTGGCTTCGTCGATCAGGCAGCCGGCTTCAAGGTGACGCAGGGTGTCGGTGATTGGGCGAACCATGGTGATTCCTTTCATTCAACGATGAGCCAGTCGTCGGCGAGCATGTCCGTCTGGCTGGCAAGCCAGCCTGGGAGCATTGCGCGGCGACCTTGGGCGTTGGTTGTCCACATGTCGATGTGGGGCAGAATTTCGCAACGATCGGATTGCAGAGCATTGCGGTACGGGGTGCCTTCGCGCAGTTCGGCGTCAGCAGTTCCTGGCACAAGAACAAGCCACATGCCCTTGCCGTTCCATCCGGTGCGTGCCACCTTCTGCCCAGCCTTGAGGGCGGCAATGGCATCACCAAAGGACATGCCGACAACCGGGCGGTATGCGCGGTCGAACACAGCGGCGGGCGACCATGAGATGTATCCAGCAAAGTTGGGATGGTTGGCCTTGCCGCCGTCGACGTACTCGACCAGATACCCGGCGTCGTCTGGGTTCTCGTCCGCAGGCACAGCCCAGCCACGCAGCGCGTTGTACTCTGCGCGGTTCATGGGCTTGGCGTTGATGAGCTTGGTTCCGAGGTAGCGGTTCATTGCTGGGCCTCCTGCGCTTCGGGCTGCTCGTCGGCACCGGCTTCCTCGACCGGGCAGCCAGTGGCCACCAGAGAAACAAGGTCGTCTTGCCCTGCCACTTCCACGGAGAACTTGTTGCGGGCGGCATGGCGCACGGCTTGCGGCTGGTTGCTGGCGCGAACCAGGCGCTTCTTGCCGGATTCGGTGTCCGTCACCAGATAGATGCGGGTCTGGGTGCTCATGCTGTGCCCTCCGCTGCTTCCGGGGGCAAGGCACGAACGCGCTCGGCTTCGGCTTCGCGTGCGGCTTCCTCGTTGTGTGCCTGCTCGGCGTCCTGCAAGGCTTGCAAGGCCACGCTGCGCATGGCGGTGTAAAGCTGCTCCACGCGCTCATGTGGCAGCTTGCCCAGTCCTTCCAGCAGCAGATTGACCTGCTGGAAGTTCAGGGTGTAGTTGATCGGCACAGAGGCCGGGTTGAATGGTTGTTGCACGTCAATCTCCTATGGAAGTTGGCGGCCTACTCGCTGCACCGGATGGCCAGCACCGGGAACCCCCAGTGCGCCGGCATTCGCTTTCGGCCTTGATGGGTTAGCGTGCCCAGGGGGGCGTGCCAGCAGCGGCAGCCGGGGCAGCGGCGGGG